CCCCGAGGCTTATCTTTGCGCCTGTATTAGTGTATAAGCTCGAGTTACCATTTGTCCCCCTGTACAACACACTTTCCTGCTCAAACGACTTAAACGCTAGGTCGAGTATTGTATCAAACTCCTCTCGGCTCTTTGGTAACACCATGAAACTCTTTTCAAGTCCATTTTTATATACACCAACACATGCATGCGGTGTTATACCTAAGTCTTCTAAGCATGCCCTTAGATTGTTTGTTCTAGCTTGATTATCAGTGTATGTATATTTCGTTCGTTCTGCGCTTAGTATCATTACTCGTTTAAATTGTGTTTGTCGCATGTTAATACTCCTCATTTATTTGGTATAAATCGTCCTCATTGTCTATTTTTGTCACAAAACCTTTTTCTAATGCAAACTCTAGTAATTCGTCCTCATTATACTCAAAATTTAAGTTATGAGCTTGCTGTTGAAATAATTCTTTTTTACTAACTTGTCGCATGTTATTCTCCTATTAATACATTGCTTTACTTAATACGTTACTATCGTGATACAAGTCAACCATCGGATCGGCGTAATACTTGTTACCAATATCTTCTTGTCGCTTATACATGCTCTGCGCCACTGCATAGCGTCCACAGTAAACACAGATACCTTCCTTGGTAAGTGTTGGCTTCATAGTACCACGTCCTTGCTGTACTTTGTGGTTATCTGTGTGTCCGTCTTGCTCACAATCGCAATTATATTTCATTTAGTATCCTTTGGGTATCCAGTGATAATAGCCTGTATTACCTGTGTTTCACCGTGGTATAATTCAGGTGCACCGTTTACTAGTTGTGCCAGTCTTATCTTGTAACTTATTAGTAATTTCATACTATACCGCCTTTAGTTGCTTATATTGTTTACTTGCTATCTTAAAATACCTAAGTGCTATACGTTCCTCATCTGTCATCATACGTGCCATGATATTATCCCTTTATTATAATTTCTAGTAATGATATCGCTAGTATCGCCATGATACCCGATGCTAATAGTGTTGTCATTCTCATCGTTTACTCCTAAATAATAACTTGTTTAGTAGTCCACCAAAGTTCCAACCTATGAATGCGCCTATTATAAATATTATCATTGTTTCCATGCCCTATCCTTTAATTAATGCCTTCCGTGGCTTGTTTAACTACTTCCTGTATCGGTGTATATTCTAATAACATTAGCAGGTTTTAATGTTATTTATTCTTTTTATTGTCTTCTAATAGTTTTGCTAAGTAGTCTAAGTCTTGTTCTGTCATACTGTCTCCTTAGTGTTAGTAGGTAACAATGTTTGTTATTGTTGCCCTGAAATAATAATAACACACTATGACCCACAGTACAAGAACTAAATGCATACATACTCAATAAACATGCATAATATGTATAATATCAAGCGGTTAACAGTATAATCACGAAAAAATAACCAATGTCTATTAATAGACAATCGAGTACACTGCGGTGACACTAAACAATTATTGTGTGTCAATCACTAAATTAAATAGTTGGTAAACTAATAGTGTTTGTCAAGTATATTGGTGATACTAATTGTCTATCGGTGTTCATTGGTGTGATAGATAATATCTATGAGGTCAAAAAATAGAGATGCCTCAAACTAATTGCACACTGCAACACCATTGCACCTTGCAATAACACAACGTGCCACCTAACAACACATTGACACACCACACCAATGGCACCATGTAACACCATGTGTTGCCTAGTAGCATCATGTGTTCGACAGTGTCACTAAGTGTTACCTCAGTGTACCAATTGTTCTATGGGGCGCCTAAGTGTTCGGTGAGTCAAACAAAGGTGGCATGGGGGAAACTGAGGTGCCGTGAAGTAAATACAGTGCCTGTGATTTATTTTTAAAAATTGAACGAGTGATGAGGATTTGAACCTCTTAAGTCGGACGCATCTAGTATCGCCGTGATTCCGTTCCCATTCGCAGACTCCATTGGTCTAACCACTCGTGATTTATTTTCAATATTTTTATGTAATTTTACGCTACTTACTGTACATAAATAGCGCATTATTACACTTTTGTGTCACTTTATTCGTCACTCTCTGGTTCTGTGAAAACTCCAGTTGTCAAAAGTTTGTTCACTATGTGGACATTGAGTTGTCCCATTGTGTTAGCCAGTATTTCCTCAACATGAGGGTCTAGCTGTGTCCCAAGTATGTGAGATAGTGCATGAAAGCACTCATGTGTGAATGTATCAACGAAATCTGCTGTACCTCCGTACTCACTAAGCATTACTATAGTGCCATTAGTGTATAAACCCATGGCTCCTAGTTGTGCTAGGCGTAAATCATCAATGATTACAGGTACATCTTTGCCCATTATATTTATTTTTTTAAGTTTCTTTGGTGTTTTGTACATGGTACCTCCTATTTCTTTGTAAGTTTTCTGCGTTTACTATGATATTCGTTTAGGTAATTATCTTCACACATAAGTCTAGTATCTTTGTAATCCTCTGAAATTGCGTTAAGTATTAACACTAGTATAGATACAAATAGTATAATATACATAAATACCTCCTATTTAGCCCGTAAAGGCTGTTTAAATTGATTGTATAAGTAAGGTATACATTGGTATAGGTTTAGTATACAAATGGCTTAGAACGAAACCTCGTGACTCTGAGGTGTATACCAATAGGGATACCAGCCTACGATATCTAACGAACTAAGTAAGTAATACTGCGGAACACTTAGGAACACCTATTATACCCTTATGCGTATACTTGGTTAATATACCCATATTCGTATATTGTTACAGTTATCGCTTTTGGGTGCCTAGTGTTACATAGTGTCTCTTAGTGTTCTATACTTACACTATACTTACTCTACTTTTGGTCTATTTTTTCATATTTATCTATTGTTAATATAGTATCAATCTAGTATTAGTATAATATATAATATTATCGTTCCTCTAATATACTACACATTTGGTTTTCATGAATGATATCAGTAAGTTAGCAAGTATAGCTACACTTAGTGATTTCAATATGTTAACTAAAGTAAATAAAATTAGTATAGTAAGTGATATTAGGTATTTATGGTATCATTTGGTACACATAGTGACACCTAATAACAAGTACTTACTGCCATTACTTATTCAGTATTATTGGTATATAAAATATTACAATAAACAAAATTAATGTACCTATTAATTCTAAATTAGTCATTATTTTCTCCATAGTCTTATGGTATTCTTTTGACCACCGTTTTCGTCATACCATTCATCTCTAAAGGCATCTAACATTCTATCGGTACTCTCTTCTCTACGCATTTGTTTCTGTTGCTCCTGATTGACGTCCAGATAGTCTAAGAAGAACTTTACTCCTAAGCCTAGTACATCTAGCCTATCATCATGCCGAAGGCTTCCACGCTCCTTAGAGAGCCTAGAAAGTTGATACATAAGCATGTACTGTGGTGCCTTATCAGGGCTATATGCAATCCTTGCACTATCATAGTCATCTTGTATCGTTTTAGGATCAAAGATAAGTCTATGTTGATTCATTACAGGTTCTAAGGCATCAATTATTCTTAGTTCCTTTTGAGCAGTAACTCGTATCTCTTCTATCTCAACTGGATAAACTTTAGACACATGAGGCAATAAAAGTTGTTTAAACATACCGTCCCCAAAGTTAGACTCTACTACGATCTTATTAACTTTATATGATTTAGCAATTGCTGCTAGACCACCAAGTGTTTCATCGGTGTAACCACCGTTCATACCACCAAACTTAGGACAGAATATATTACCATTAAGTAATTGTAACACAACATAGGCTGTCTCATCGGCACCACGACCAGACGGGTCAATGGCTAAGATTGTCATTTGGGGAGCTGAGCGCTCGTCTGAGAGCTTCTCAGGGGCATAGAACTTCTGACCTGCCATAGCGACATTGGGAATATCCTTTAGAACCTGTAGTGGGTTGTTAGACCAATAGATTTCTTCAGGTAATTTATCATTCAATGATGCAATAACTAAATCATTTATCTTTAGTGGGAACTTGTCTCCATCAGATAAACTTGTGTCGAGCATGAATTGCAGGGCAAAACCTGAGCGACCATAAGATAGTTCACGCTTAGCTAGATCTTCATCATCAAATCTTAAGGGATCTGAAGAAGTACCAGCGTCCATAGTTTTCATCATAGTTCTTATAAGTGGTGCCAATTTAGCACCATAGTTATTAGCTTGTTGTTCTGTAGGTATTCTAGCACACCAGATTTTCATATCGTAACCCTTGGTGTACAAGGTGTTATATAGACTTAATTCTGTCTGTGGTGTCCCTAGGTATACAATCTTACCATCAGGTTTAATAACTGCATCAAACTCTGTTACAAGCCTAGCAAGCTTCTCTCTGAGGTCATGTGTTGTACTGTTAGATACAACTTCAATATCATCTGCGATAATTACATCAGCTCGTGATCCTGTAAGTTGACCTGTGATACCTACCGATTTAACACTTGGGGAACCACTGGGTTTTACTCCGTGTACATCAAAGATGTTCTGTGTGGCTCTTTCACCTAGTGACTTATCGGGTTCAAGGTGTTTTAAGAAAGGTACATCACGTATGATATTCCTTACAAATATAGCAAATGCATCAGCTCTATCACGACCTGCTGATACTACCATAATCTTTTTCTCTATATCTTTCCACAGTAACCAGCATACATAAGC